CGTCGAGGTGAGCTGCAGCTTGCCACATACCTTGCTCATAGAGCTGGTTACGTGACTCTACAGCACTAATAACCTCTGTAGCGTCCTTCAGTGACGTGGGGAGCAACTGGCGAATACGTGTGATTGACACATCGCACCCGTCAAAGTACTCCTTCCCACAACTCTCTCTGAATTTAGAATTCATGAAAGATTTGTGACGGTTGACTCTTGCACCAAAATGCTCGAGTTCCGCAATCACCGAAACGGCGTGGTCGATGGGGACAATAATATCGTCCCCAAAGACTCGGACATCGCCAGCGAAGGATTTTATCTTCTTCGCTGTGAGGCGGGTTCCGCTGCTTTTCTCTATTCCCAAGAAGACACATGTCAGAAAGACCATGGCTTCAACAGGAAAACAGAGAGCAGACCCCATAGACGCGAATTTGGCCAAGCGTATAACGCCATGACCAAAGACATCAGCCTTCCGCGATCGACACGCATCAACGGCCTCCCCTAGGGAAGGCCACCATGCTAACATCGCACGTACGAGCTGATTTGACACGAGATCGGAAGCATCCGACAAATCTAACGTCGCATACTCTCCAGTGATACTGGATTTCTCGGCCATTTGGTTGTTAACCTCCTGGTCTCTGAAACCGATCATTCCGTGGGTTTCTCGAGGCAGACTAGCTTTCAAAGAAAGCCAGAGAGCCTGTTGAGCATACTGCATAGCAGTCGGCTCAATCGCGATAATCCGCGGCTTGTCAAGCGTTTTAGGGACGGTGATGACCCTTACGGGCATCTCCTCCCGGGGAGAGAGAAATTCGACATGATCCAGGTACTTATAGTACCTAGCGTTCGGAAGAGCGTATTCCAGGAATGGAAATACTTTCTCCAAACGCTCCGGCCACGACCGATGATAGTACTTTTGGTTTCCCATCAGTCTATCAGCAGTTGCGCCAGGGCCATGTTTCGGGAAAAGATCGAACTTGTCGATCTCCGCGTTCAATTTACCGAACGTGTTTCCGAACAGCAAGTTGGCCATACGTCTAAACCGACTGTAGTCGGATTCATCTAGACGCTGGTCAGTTGCGCGAACATCACTCTCATTCTTGAGATACGAAAGGAAGGCTTTCGCCTCTCTTTCCTCCGTGCACTTCATCTCAACCTTTTGAAAAGCCAGTGATAACTGACGAATCATCTGGATGGAGTCAATACACGGATCCTCAAGAAGGAACCCGTCGCGACCATCGAACACACGGCCGAAGAGACCTCCTAGAAATAAGGGGAAACTTCCCCGACACCTGAAACCAGGATAGTCGGATGGGCTGCTATATCCTTGTTCAAAGCCTTTTTGGAGGCCTTTTGCAAGGACTGGCAAAGTTATCGTGAGAAACGATAACCCCTCGTGTTCGACGCGTTCAACGATCTTTTGTTGATCGCGAACGGTGCTTACGCGACATCGTATGGCCGCATCAGCAGCCATACTTTGCCAGAGGTCGATCAGGCTTTTCATTCCACCTCCGATAAGGGGGCTAGAATCCTGCCTGCGACGCAAACTGGTGATCGTCTATTCGCCTTGATCTCTCAAGACGTTCCGTAGAATCGGAACGACCCCTGGGAGAATCTCCCAAGGCTCGATAGACGAACCCCCATCGGAGACACCGAGAGGGATCCGCCACCTCTGAACGAAGTAGCGGAATCCGTCGATGTCCTCGACCTCAGTTAAGAGACAGGGACCGACGCCGTCCACGTTGCCAGTGAGGATGTATGTACAACCCTCAATGGTGACGCTTTCGACATCGACCCCCTGTGGTTCATCAGATTGCTCTGATGACGATTCCCGAAGGAATTTGGAAAACAGACGAATCTTCTCAGATTCGTCTTGATTCCCGAAGGAATCAGTCATGTAGACCTCACATTTCTCCACCGAGGAGCTTTGTGACATTGGCGCCACTGCTTGCCGTGAGGTAAGCAGTCAAGCCATCCACGACCTGCTTCGCCTCTGCGACGGTGAACCCTGTTACGGGTACATCGACAACGAGGTAAGCCGACATCGAGTACTTGATGTTGGTCGAAGAGATGAGTGGATCGGCTGCGATCTTCGAAAGATCGAGCCGGACCTGGCGGCGAGTCCTCTTACCGTACTGGTGAGAGAACTTGAGCACGACGTTTCCGTCGTCCTTGCGAAACTCGCCGGAGTTAACTCCAGCGGAAACGCGAGGCAGGTTGTTGGCGACAGCGTTGATTGTCACGCTCTGGGGATCTGCGAACACAGGAAACTCCTGGACTAGTAGGGACCCAACTCCTTGAAGAGTTGCGTCATGGTGGTTCAGTTGTGCATCACAACTGTCGCGGACCCTTGGTCATACCAAGAGCCGCTAGGATTGACCATTGGTAAGCTGAAAGCGAACCAAGATTCACTCCGAATCCATACGGTGTAGCGGTACGTCGGATTTTACGGTATTTAACCGCCTCCCACGTCCCGCCCCCGGCAAAACCTCCTTGAATGGAGATGCCGGGCCATGAACGGAAGCGTTTCACTTCCTGATGGCACATTATGTAACCATATTTCATGACAAGGTGATCCTGGTTAAACGCGGAGATGTTATGTAACACATCTCCGACGTTTGTAAACCAATCGATCGCCCAGCTCCACGGAGCAAGATTCCAAAGAGTCTCGGGTGTTAACTCGAGACCCAGCAGTTTGTCTGCATAGAGGACGTAATTTCCAAGTGTTTTGGAAACCAAGTCATTCTTTGGAATCCAGTACCTGAACGCGCCCGAAAACCACTTTCTTTCGATCGTGGAAGTCGTTTGGTTCACGTACTGTTGCCCGCCGAACGTTGATTCACTCGTTAGGGGCCTCCCATGGGAGAGCCCGCCCGAATGGACCAACGTAGGTTCAGATGGAAAGTCATATCGACGTCTAACTAGTCGGCCTGCGTCTCGCTCGTACTGTGCTAGAATGCGTTCTGCATCCTTGACAGCAGTTGCGAGACTGCGGACCTCGGATACCAAAGGTACCCAACCAAACTGGACATTCAAGTATTCTCCACCGGCGGATTTCGCCTTGGAGGATCTATTCTGCCAAGTTTGGACACCGGCTAGACTCGGTAAACCTTCACGGAGTAATTCTCCGATGAAGACCGACATGTCGACCGCAGCCTGGGTCGGATCACAACGAGCAATCGCCGTGGTCCCCCAGGCGTCCAACTGAGCGTTGGACGGTTTGGCGGGGAGTGAAGGAATATCTCCAGTATAAACACACTGGCCTGATATTGTCTTCGTGACCCCAAATTGCGTATATTCACCGAATAGTTTCCCCGGTGAAGCATTGGTATAGGTCCTTTCCGTGAGGAAATCGCCGCCAATGTCACGCTTTTTCTCCTCATCAGTTTGAGGAGGCCAAAGATGACCTTCAGACGTAGTTGTCTGCTGATTGGTAAAGTCCTCCTTGTACGTCGTTCCCGGCGTACCGTTGGACAAAGAGGTTGAAGCCACGGACGAACCAGTGACTTCGAACTTTTTCCGAATTTTGATATTCGGATTACCATCAACCATCTGAGAGCTCCGTAAGTGGTAGAGATGCGCCTGCGTGCGATGCACTGCACCGGGCATTCGTGCAAGCACCAAA